TTATTGAAGACGATAAGGGAGAGTTCGAGTCTTATGACGGCAAGAAACTGAAAAAAGTATCAAGAGATTTCCAGACTTTCTCGCCGACTTACGAGGAACACTTACGTTCGAAAGATTTGTTTTATTACGAGAATTATCCCAATATTGCACACACAAAACTTCTTCATCATTTGACGTTTGACATCGAAACGAATATGTCCGTCGATACGATTGACACGCCCGAGGCGATTGTGTCGATTGTCGGCTACTCGAATATTTACGACAAAAATTTTGTCTGGTTATTGAGGAAATATCCAGATCAAATTTACGATAAAACGAAATTTGAGAAGAATAGGATATTTGAATTTGACGACGAACAGGCGATGCTCGACCATTTTTGGAAAACTTTGATAAAATTGGAAATCGATTTGATCGGTGGCTGGAATAGTGATTTTTTCGATATTCCTTACATCGTTCATCGTTGCAGAAAAATCGGGGTAAATTTTTCCCAATTCCTGCCGGAACTTTATGAAACAATTGGCAAGGATGGTGAGAAATCTTATTATTGCCACGAAATCATTCTTTGGGATTATCTGCGATATGCGAAGTGGATTATCGTCGATAATAAGCCGATCAGTTGGGGATTGGACGCCGTAGCACAACATTTATTCGGCGAAAAGAAAATTACCCACGATGGCGTCGACACTCTTTGGGAAAAGAACGATTTGACTGAATTATTGCAATACAATATTCACGACGTTTATTTGACGGAAAGAGTCGCACAGATGCAGAAGATCATCGAATTCCCGATTTTGTATCAAAAGATTGCGCCGCAGACTTACGAGAATGTTTATTTCAACAGTCGGTTTTTGGAAACCCTGATTCACCAACGGTTCAAACAATACAAATTCCCGTCGAAGAAAAGAAAGAAACTGGATTCAAAATTCGAAGGGGCATTGGTTCTTGAAACCCAACCAGGAATTTATGAGAACGTATCGACTTATGACTTTTCGAGTTTGTATCCATCGATTATGATTTCGCTGAATTTATCGAAGGACACTTTGCTCGAACACGAAATCGACTTCGACCCCAAGACGGATATCCGCATTGACAATATCAGGTTCACTACGAAGAAGAAGGGGATCATTCCGCAGTTGTCGCAGTTGCTGGTGAACGAGCGCAACAAACTGAAAAAGAGAAAAATGCAATTTGACGGCAATTCGCAGGAATTCAAAATCCTGAACGATATGGAAATGTGCTTCAAGGGAACAAGCAACGCACTTTACGGCGTTCTGGGATACAAAGGGTTTATCCTTTACGATCAAAGAGTCGCATCATCGGTTACGTTCGTCGCCCGCGAAATATTGAGATTTACGAAAAAGAAAGCAGAAGAACAGGGTTATCGTATTTTGACAGGTGATACTGATTCCATCTTCATCGAAATCAAGGCGGATACTTTTGAGGAAACCGTCAAGAAATCCAAAGTGCTTCAGGATTTGTTCAATAAATCAATACCTGAATTTTTGGACAAATTCACGAAGAATAGTAAAGTGGTGGAGAAACACATTATTCAAATCGTTTTTGAGAAATCGTTCTCGAAATTATTGTTGGCGCCGGCGAAGAAAAAACAGGTGGGGTTCCTCAAATTCTTCAAAGGAAAAATCCTGAAAAAAGATGAGCTTTACATCAAAGGGTTCGAAGCGATAAAAGATGATACGCCGACTTATTTCAAGAAAGTGTTGATCGAACTTTACGAAAATATTTTGAACCATTACGGCGATGTCGGCGAATTGAGAAAATTTACCGATAGGATCAAAACCGAATTACGTCAACAAAATGCGGAAGATTTGATCGTGCGAAAAAAAATGAGTAAAAAGATGGAGGAATACGACGGCGCACCCCAACACATCAAAGCAATCAAAAATTCAAACGTCGAATTGAAAAGAGGGGCGACGATCAATATGCTTTACGTCAAGGACTCGCGCGAAGTTATTCATTACGATCCTGAACTTGGCTTGAAATTCGAAATCGATTTCAAAAAATATTTTCACGATTTCCTGGTGAAGAAGATTGCGTTGATCGACGAGACGATTCATTACAAATTGTTTTTGGAGAAAACCACGCTGGTCGATAAATCGAAACTTTCCATACAGAACAGGATCAAGAAAGTGAAAGCGGTTACGGGGAAACTGGGATGATTATCAATGGTGATTGCTTGCTCGAAATGGCGAAACTGCCGGAAAATAGTGTTGACAGTATTGTTACAGACCCGCCTTACGGCATATCATTTATGGGCAAAGATTGGGATCACGGCGTGCCAGGCGAACACTTTTGGAAAGAGGCATTACGGGTGGCAAAGCCAGGCGCACATTTATTGGCGTTCGGTGGCACGAGAACATTTCATAGGCTTGCCGTAGCCATTGAGGACGCAGGTTGGGAAATCCGCGATTGTGTGATGTGGGTCTATGGTTCCGCGATGCCAAAATCATTGAACGTGGGCAAGTCGATTGACAAGCAGGCGGGAGCGAAACGGGAAAAAATTGGCGACAATCCAAATGAACGCCCGAATTGCACAAAAGATAACACCCTTTACGAATATGGTTCAACGGGTAAACAGGGCGGAATTACCGCTCCCGCGACAGAAGGGGCAAAAAAATGGGATGGCTGGGGCACCGCGCTCAAACCCGCATGGGAACCGATTATCGTCGCAAGGAAACCGTTTGAAGGAACAGTCGCTGAGAATGTGTTGAAATATGGAACAGGGGCGTTCAACATTGATGAGTGCAGGGTGCCCGCTGACCCTTCCGTTGATGATATGCTCCGTATTACTATTCGGAATAAGAGAAAATCTGAAACGTGGGAAAAGGGCAGCGGTTTCAAAAATGAAAAAAATCAATTAACAGGAATTCCACAAAACGGCCGATTCCCCGCCAATCTGATTCACGATGGCAGCAAAGAGGTTACCGATTTGTTCCCCGAAGCAGGCAATGGCCACTGGTCATACAAACCAGCAAAGGATGGCGGTATTTACAAATATGGTTTGAAGGATATGTCAGATGGTGGCAGTGAACGATTGATGGAAAACGCCGCCCGATTCTTCTACGTCGCAAAGGCGAGCAGGGAAGATCGCGACGAAGGTTGTGAAAAACTTCCCAGTAAAGAATGGAAGAACGAAGGCGCGGCGATCCCGCAACGCGCAGACAGGCCGTTTGTTCCAAGTCATAACAATCACCCAACCGTCAAGCCGACCACTCTGATGCGTTATCTTTGTCGCCTCGTAACGCCACCGAACGGAACAATTCTTGATCCGTTTATGGGAACAGGTTCGACAGGTAAGGCGGCAAAACTCGACGGCTTCAAATTTATCGGTATTGAAATAAACAAGGATTATTGCGAGATTGCAAAAGCAAGAATTCAGGCGGCGAAACCGCAAAAAACGCTGACCGGGGAATATCAGTTTGTCGAAAAACTGAAACCCGCAACATCAACCGTTCCGAAAAAAATTAGGATGAAACGACTATGAGCATCCCCGAACAATATCACGTTGAAAAAATTCCCGCAGAATTAGCTTATCCGTTTATTTTGAAAAGTCATTATGCTCATCGCATCCCGCCGATTCAGTTGGCGTTCGGACTCTACGAAGGACTGAATCTCAAAGGAGTCTGCACGTTCGGCAGGCCTTGTGCACACAAATTGATTCAAAACGCATTCCAGGGAAAGTATCAGGATCAATTTTTGGAACTCAATAGATTATGCGTAATAGAGGGTCTGGAGAAAAACACATTGTCCCATTTCGTCTCACAAGCTTTGAAACTGCTCCCATCGCCGATGGTGGTGGTGAGTTACGCAGATACCAAAATGAATCATTACGGTTACATTTATCAGGCGCTGAATTTCATTTACACAGGATTATCGGCAGAAAGAAAAGACGTATTTATCAAAGGGATGGAGCATAAACATTACACGTCGCTATATGACTCTCTTGGGAGAGGCGTGAAAGACCGCGCATCAATTATGAAAAAAATGTATGGTGATAAAGTTTATTACAAGGAACGCAGCAGAAAACATCGGTATTTCTATTTTCACGGCAATAAAACCGACAGAAAAGAAATGGCAAGATTGCTGATTTATCCTGTTTTACCCAACCCAAAAGGTGAATCACAACATTACAAAACCGAAAAAGTTATGACTTTACAAAGACTCATTTGAATCAAAAATCCACTTTATCCATAAATAGAGTGGGATATCATAAAAAAAGGAGAATAATAAAAATGCAAGAACTTACACATTTGGTCATTGAGATCGAAAAGAATATCAACGAAATGCTCGCTGATATGAAAAAAACAAAAGCGCCGAAATCGGCGTGGCAAAGAGCTAGGAAGATGAGTCTGCTTTTGGCGCGGCAATTCAAACTCTATCGCAGTCTTTCGGTGATCGCCGCAAAGAATTTGAAGGAGAAGGAATAATGGCTGACGATAACGGCAACGGAAAAGAACAAACCCCTCAGCAAGAATCGCCTACAAAAAAAACACACGAACAGCAAATGCAAGAATTTGCTGGTAAATTGAATGATATTTTATCAGCAGGATATTCTTTACCCGCAGTAATCCAAGTTTTGGACAGTGCTTTGTTCGAAATGAAAATCAGTCTTTACTTTCGCCAAATTGAAATGATGGAGAAACAAACGCAAAAACTAATTCAGACCCCCACGCTACGAATACCTACGGATAAACTGCGTAAGAATTAATTGAGAAATCATAAATAATATTGATGGAGGACAAATAAGTATGGAAAAAATCATAGAACAGGATTTGGAGCCAATCGCACCCGAACAGGATAAAAGTATCCCATTGGATGACCTCGACCTTGAAGGGGTTATTGACGGTGAGGAAGGCGTAGAAGGTGCAGAAGGACAGGATTATCAATTTACGCTAAAAATCAAACAGGACGATAACGAATCTGATTCAAACATTGAGCCTACTTTCACTTTTGTGCTGACGCCGAAAGAGGCAGAAGGTGAGGAAGCAGAAGATGATCTCGAACAGATCGAAGATACGGGCGAAGCTATTGAGCAAGCACAAGCGCCTGAAGCATCGGTTGCAGCACCCGCGGCACCACTTCCCGAATCCGTGCAATCAGATTTGATCCCCATCAAAGAACAAGAAGGCACCCCAATTATGCCGCAAGGCGAACCTGTGCCGACCACCCCGCCCGCAGAAATGGCGCCAGAAGCAACCGAGCCGCCGCTTGAAGAAGAGCCTGAATTGGAAGAGGACGCAGGCACCGAATTGAGTGAAGAGGATTTGAAAGGGTTCATTGAAGGCGCAGAGATTGAAGTCAAATTCAAGATCGACGATGAAACAGAATTCAATTTGGACGAAGCAGTGGATTACCTAAAACTCTATCCCGAAAGTGAAATCTTTGTCGTTGTTACAGGCGACGTTGGGGAATTTCAGGAAAAGCTTGACGAATTCATGAGTGGTAAAGACGAAGCGGTTGCAGAAGTCGAAACCGAAGACCAGAATGTAATGGTCGCAAATGATGGTGATTCTCTCGACCTGAAGAATACGCCACAGGCAAACCCCGCAACGCCAGAGGTCAGTCGTGAGTCGTTCGCAATATTCAATCTTCGTGGCAAGAAGAACCTTCCTGACGGTATTTACATTGCGCATCTCGCAGAGAATAAACTTTACGGACGCATTGATGTTTCGTTGACCGAAAACAAATTAGTGATCGGCAAGGATGTATTCGCACTCAATAATAAACTAAACATCGCAGAGTCAAGGGAGAAGGAATCCATCGAATTATCATTGAAGGAATCGGAAACTGAAAAACTTTTGGCCCTTTTGAAAGACAAAGCGGATATTACAGTCAAACTATGAAATTCCAACTTTCAGAAAGCAAGACCCGAAAGACAACCACCAAAGTAGATATTAAACTAAAAGACGGCACGGTTATTCCCACAGGAACACCAGGCGTAGTGAGACCAATAAAACCAGATGAATTACAAAATTCTGAAGTTAACCCAGACAGTTATTATTCAGGTCTTCTTGGTTTTCGTCCCGATGGTAGTGATCGCGAATACAAATTTAAAATGTTTAAACTCGCTACATATTTTACGGGATTCAAAGCACCTTCCGTAAAAACAATGGAAAAGTGGGAATGGGATAGCAGTGGTTGTAAAACTCCAGTCGGAACGATGGTGGAACCAGACGGTGTTGATCCTGACGGCTGGCCCTCTTGGATGTTGATTTTAGGGATTATTTAGGAGGCAGCATGATAACCGAAAAGAAAAAACTTCCACCGATGTTGGTCAGACTGAAGAAGAAAGGCAAGCTGAAACTGAAAAAAGAAGACATCGAAAAGTATGCGACCGACGAAGAGAAGAAAATATTGAAAGAAGCGGGATTTGAGGGGAATGCAAAACGCAATACTTTTAATTTAATAATCCATACTGATAATGCCGCCTTCGAACCAGACCCTAATACTGAAATTCATCGCATCTTGAGCGATTTGGAAAGTGTCGAATGGTATGGGAAAAATAATCAACAATTATTTGATGGCAACGGAAATGTAGTCGGGTATATTAGTTACAACTTACGTAATATTTAATAGCACACCCGCCGCGCCTCTGACTCAAGCGTAATTCGGCGGGTTTTTTTCTTTTAAAGAATGAGCGCTTTTAAACGAATTATTGTCGAAAACCGGTTCCAAAAAAATCACGCACAAAAATCGTTAACATTTCGAAGTAACTGGGAAGTGGCGTTTGCCAATTTTCTCGATGGCAACAAGAATGTTAAGGAATGGAAAAATGATTATCCAATGAGATATCGTGATAAATTCAATACTCAAAAACTCAAAACCTACTACATCGATTTCTTTGTGAATATGACGGACGGCACAACGATGCTGATTGAGGTTAAACCCCTGAAATCCTTACAAATGCGAGTTACGACGAAATCGATAAGATACAAACAAATTCACACGACAAATTACTTAAAAAATCTTGCAAAATTCGAAATGGTGGAAATGTTCTGTCAAAAAATGAAATGGAAGTTCTTTCTTACGGAGAAAGGAGATTCAGGATTTAAATTTTACAGATGGGATATCTCCAACAAGAAACCTGTTTCAGTATGATAAACAAGAGCAAATCCATAAATAATATCAGGAGACCACAGATGAAATTCAAATGCTTAAAAGAAGGCACAATTTATGGTTCAAGCACAGCGTTCACTCAAAAAGATATTGCAAATATTGCCAGCAAATGTGATTTCGCTTTCGAAGATGTCTTTGATTTTTGTTTACAACTTTTAGAAGACGTGAATGCGCATGATGTTATGGCAAAAGTGGAAAAAATATTTGAAGAAGAAATATTACGATTTGAAACCGAAAAAGAAGAATACGAAAATAGACAAGATTCAGATGCACAAGATTATAGAAGTATTCAAGATGGCGATTAATATATTATAGGAGGAGCAGATGATTACTCATAAAGATATTTTAAAGTATGCAACCAAAGATGAAATCAAATTTTTAAAAGAAGAAGGGGAAGAAATAGGTGAAGCCCCAACAGATCAAAAAATTGAGGAAGAGGATAAAAAATTAAAATTACGCCTTTACACTCAAATTTTTAGCAATTTGATTTCAGCGTCTCAAGCTTTGTTGGATATGCCACCTGAATATATCGATGGCGAGATGTTTGGCCCGGAAGGGAAATTCAAGCAGGTTTATAATGAAGTTAAAAGAATTAAAAAAGAGTTAGAGAAGGGAGGGGAATAAAAATGGCCGACACACAAACAGCACAGAGACTGAAAAGAGATGCAAAGAAAAATGCATTGAGAATATATAAAAAGGTTTATGATAATTTATCCGCAACCGCCCTACTTTTAATAGAAATGCCAGATAAAACTGATCCAGAATACGAAAAGGTATTTGGTGAAATGGGGCCATTTGTGCAGGTTTATGGTAAAGTAGAAGAAATATTGGATTCAATGTCAAAAGTAGCGGTTCCTTCTGCTGTTGATCCCGACGAACTTATTCCGGAAGAAGAACCCGTTTCAGGAGAACCTTACGAACTTCAAAGTGAAGTTGGCGTCGGCGGCGAGGAAGATATGGAAGAAGTGTCTGTGGCGGGCCAGGGCGAGAACCAATAATGGGAGGCAATATGGATTTTAAAGAAAGGCTAAAAATATTTCTTGGCGAAGAAGAAACAAAACCGAACGATCCAGATAAGGTTAATAAAAATCCAGAGTCAAAAGTCGAACCGGAAAAATCACTAAAAATCCCCGATGACATAAAGACATTGAAACAATTTTTTGTTTTAGTCAACCCGATTCGTGGCGAAGTGAAACGAAATTGTCTGTTTCGTTATGTCAAGGATTTCAGGCGCCGGGGAAAGGATGTAATCATTCTTAAAGGAAAAACCAAAGATAACGTATTGCCGTTTTTCTCCGTTGATCGTATCGAATTATCCGCTTATCTCGCATCGATTATGGACGACGAACAAGCGATGAAGGATTTTACCTCACAAATTGAAACCATTTATACGACAGAGGAAACCGAATTGATGCCAGTTGATTACGTCGATTTCGTCATTAAGAATAAAATCTCGATTATGACCAATCCTGCAGTCGAACAATTTGGCGTCGATGCGCAAAGTGATTCGGTTCCGACGAATTTTACTCCAAAGGATCAGGAAAATTTATCGGTGAAGCCGCAGGAAGTCGAAGATTCCGAAGGTGAGGATAAGTCACAAAAAGAGGAAAAATAAAATGATTACCGAAAAGAAAAAACTTCCGCCGATGTTGGCCAGACTGAAGAAGAAAGGCAAGCTAAAACTAAAAAAAGAAGATATTGAGAAGTATGCGACTACAGAAGAAAAAGAAATGTTAAAAGAAACCCATATTGCCCAACCTCCGGTTCGTAGTAAAGTTGTTTATGTGCTTGTCGATGAAGAACCATACGAAGGTGCTACTGTTTTGGGGGTTTTTGATTCTGTTGTAAAAGTGGGAAGGGCAAAGTCAAAACTTTTAAATGCAAAAGAAGATAAATATTTTGGCCGATACGGTAAAAAATCACACGAACCTGTTCTTAAAATTTATCACTTTAATATGAATGAATTTACACCAGACGGCGGCGATTCTTTTTATTCTTCGGACGACGAATAAGAGGCTCACGATGGATGAAATAAAAAAACTACAAAACAGAATAAACCAATTAGAGAGTGAAATGGAAGGCTTAGATGATTCGGGTATCGATCAATACGCAGATGAAATTTATAGATTAGAAAAACAAATTGAAAGGTTGAAACTGAAAAAGGAAGACATCGAAAAGTATGCTACGGACGAAGAGAAGAAAATATTAAAGGAAGTCCGCAGTCTTTTTAAACACAGTCCCGAATCTCCCGTATTTAAAACGAAAATGGAATTAAACCAAATTATGCACCTATTGGCTGATTTGGATAAAGTATCGTTGGAAAAAATAAAAAAGGAAGTTGAATTTTTACTCGCCGCAAAAGAATACGAAGAATAAAATGAAATTCAAAATAATCGAAGATATCCAACAGGATGTGCAAACGGTGGAGCAAAACTCTACCCTATTGGTAGAATTTCACATTTACACCCCTGACCAGTCCGACCCGACGACCGATCAATACGTTACACAGTTGGAACAAAGATTATCGGCGTTTGGCGCGGAAAACGCAGAACAGAAAAATGAGTCAGGAAAAGCATTTTCAATGTTCCGCTTGGTAGGAAAAAAATTCCAAAGCACTGGTCAAATTGCTGAATTTTTTCAAAAGGAATTTCCAGATTTTGTAAAACTCGTCGATCAGATTTGGCGAATGAGCAACAACTTCGTCAGGGTCGTCGTAGTCGAAGATTCGAAACCACCAAAACGGATTCCGGGAAAAACATATACTTTGTTAGCGGCAAGCGATTATCAGGATATGCTGATGGAGTTGAAGGGGGCTTAGATGAATAATAATATGTGGTGGGGGTATCTTCATCAAAATAACACTATTCAAGTGAAACGCTGGTTCGGCGATCACGAAGATTACAAAGGCGACTGCATTGGTAATCCTTTCGTGCAACAAGTCGTCCCACCATTTGAAGCAAATTCCAGAGAAGAAGCTATTGATATTATCAAAAAGGAGTTGACCATGAAACTTCAAAAAGAAGATATTGAAAAATACGCTACGGAAGAAGAAAAGAAAATGTTGAAAGAGAGTGGATGTGACATAGATGGGGAAGATGGTTACGATGCGGGATATGATGCAGGACATGATGCAGGATATGACGTTGGATATAAAAAAAGGATACGGAAAAGGATGGGACGAAGGATATGCCCAGGCAGAAATTGACGCCGAGTTGGAATACACCGATCAAGAACCGTGTCCTCACTCACTCTCCTAGTGTGTCCTTTCCACACGATTACGATTTTTAATAAAAACAATAAATAATAGTGAAGGGACAAGGAGTAATTACCCATTCAAGAAACTCCGATTTTCTTGAATTACCTTCACTATTTTAATATATCGGAGGTATTAAAAATGTTAAAAGAATTTTTAAAAAAGATATTGAAAGAAAAAGGGATAAATCATTTAACAAATATTATTAAGAAACAACACCCTAAAATATATCAAGAAATTATTATTCAAACCAAATATCTTTTAAAAAATTGTAAGTTTACAGAAAGAATATATCATATTATTAATAATTTAGAAAAGCAACCAAAGTGTAGACAATGTAAATTGAATAATACATTTTTTCATAGTTTTAATTTCGGATATTCTCTGCATTGTTCACCCAAATGCCGAAGAAATGATATAGAGGTTATAAAAAAATATAAACAAACAAACTTAAAATTATATGGTGTTGACAATGTTGCTAAATCCAAAAAAATTCAAAATAAAAAGAAAAAAACCTGTTTAAAAAAATATGGAATAGAATATGCAATATTATCAAAAAAAGCCAAAGAAAAAGCTAAACAGACCAAAAAAGATCGATATGGAGATGAAAATTATTGTAATGCTGAAAAAATTATGCAAACTCGAATGAAAAATGGATATAGTCCGTATTTTTCCTATCGGGGCAATTATGAAGGATTTCATTACGATTCTTCTTGGGAATTATCATTTATCAAATATTGCTTGCAAAATGATATAAAAATAGAAAGAAATAAAAAAGGATTTATTTATTGGTTTGAAGGTAAAAAGCACAAATATTATCCAGATTTTTATTTACCAGAAGTAGATCAATATATAGAAATAAAGGGTTATATACACAATAACGAAAAAGAAAAAGAAAAATGGAATCAATTTCCATATAAATTGAATGTTTATAACAAAGAGAAATTGATAAATAATAATATACTACAATGATAGACGAAAAACAAAATCAATATCCCATTTCACCAAGTCAAAATTTAACTGAACAAGATTTAAAAACTCTCGCCGAACGAAAGAAACAGCAAGCAGTAACCCCTGAAAAAGTAACCCCTGAAAAAAAGAAACCGATAAAGTTAAAAGAGCAAAAAAAGAAAGAAAAGAAACCCAGACCGATTCTTCGTTATTACAATTCAGAACTATTAATCCCCATTTCCAGAACCCAGATTATTCCAGGTAATTGTTACGTATTCGCCTATTCCGCATACGAACACGTGCCAACACCAATTCTGTTCTATATCGGCACGAATCCGTCATACAATACGATGGAAGGAATTAGTTTACAATATCTTTCGACGGGCGAACGCAAGAGATTATTCGAATTTTTTCGCAAGACTGAACTCCACTCTGAAAAAATGTTAAAAGGATCAATGAAGATCAAATCGCTGATGGGCGAAGAACGCCACGTATTCCGGCGTTCTTACACTTCCGACTCAATCTATAATTTTATGCGCAAAAAGATGTCGGAAAAGATATTATTTTACCGCCGCTACAAAATGAGCAAGATCAATTCTCGCATTTATGTCGTCCCCATTGAGGCATTGGGCAGGGCTATAGAAATCAATACACCTGTCAAACCCATCTCACCACTTAAACTTGAAGAGTCAAAAAAGAAGTTCGGGGCCGTTATAAACCAAATGAATAAACGATAAATATCGTTTTTGAATAAATAATGTTAT